GAACCAAGGTGCCACGGTCATCACGCCTGGTTGCAGACTGGGGGTTGGGGTTGACCGAGGTGTACCAGAACGTGACCCGGTACTACATCGCAGTCGATGGGCCTGAGTTATCCAAGATGATGCCACCGTTACCGACGAAACCTGGTCATTGGCGCAAAATGGCCATCAATAAAGGGTACAGGGTGAAGGAAGAAAACCACTTCACGGGTGTTGATGAGAGTCTGATTAACTACAACTGGTATGTTGAGCAGGCTGAAAAACTGGTTGATTTTGGAGAAGTTGAGTTATGAAACTGGAAGATTTCAAAAAGGAACTGGTAAAGGAAGCGGAACAGTTTGAAGAATTTTGGAAAAAACAACAGTGTTCAAGTGACAACTACCCGATGGAATTACCAGAAGACGAATGGTGGGACCAGTTCAACTCATTTCAACAAGTTGACATTGAATCGTGGGGCTGAATTATGACTGACAATGTAAATAACCCGAAGCACTACCAACTACTCCCCGGCGTTGAAGTCATAGATATTCGGGATGTCCTACTGGATAAAATTACAACCACTGGTTTTATGAACCACCGGCAGTCGGATTATTGGAGTCGATCTTGGGAATACCTCACTCGGTGCATGGAAAAGAATGGGGTTGAGGATTTGAAGAAATGCCAGGTTTATCTGAATCGTTTAATTGAAGACATGGAGAAGACCAGTGACCAGTGAACGGATGTTGGAACGCGATGAGGAAATGGCCAACTGGATACGCGATAAAACGGTAAGCACTATTCGTGCCAACTTACCACCAGAGGGCACTGTTGGACCAGAACAGTGTGCTGAGTGCGACAACGACATCCCCATGGTTCGCCGTGATTACGGGTTTTCATTGTGTGTTGAGTGCGCCGGTCGGAGAGAACGCAATGCTTGATGAACCCATGCTGGAACTCGACGGTGACCGGAAAAAAGGCAAAGTCGAGAAGCGGAAACTGCTGGAAAAGGACATCGAAAGGCCGGTGTGCAGATACGCCCGCGAAATCCACCAGATGAAAGCCGAGAAGTTCACATCCCCCGGTCGCCGCGCCGTACCGGATGACATCTTCAGCAAGCGAGGTGGTGGTGTTTTTTTTATAGAATTTAAAGCGCCTGGGAAAGTAGCCACACCCATGCAAGAGAAAGACCACACTGAGCGCCGGCGAATGGGATTCAGGGTCTACGTGGTGGATGACATCGAACAGGGTAAAAAAATCATTGATAAGGAATCGACACAAAGCACCCATTGCGATTTGAGGCAATAATCATGCCAGTTTACGAAACACGATTCGATATTGAAACGAAGCAGGTCACCCGGCACTCGGAAGTCACGGATTACCACGACCTGGAAGAAGTGGAAATGATGAAAGGTCAACCATTTCTGACGCGAGGTAATTACCTGATTTACTACGGTGGTGTGTTGTTCAGCACCTTCGCATGGAGCCTGCCTTCTGCTGCCCTGGCGGTCAACGCTGATCCGTTTCACGGGAGTTGACCTGTGACCGCCTATTACAACGAAATCGACCCTTATGCCGCCGAGTGGTTACGTAACCTGATTGTAATGGGTCACATAGCACATGGTGTGGTTGATGAACGCAGCATTGAGGACGTAACACCTTATGAACTTAGAGAATTCACACAATGTCACTTCTTCGCTGGGGTCGGAGTCTGGTCATTCGCATTGCGAAACGCAGGGTGGCCCGATGATAAACCGATCTGGACAGGATCATGCCCCTGTCAACCTTTCAGCACGGCAGGTAAAGGAATTGGGTTTACTGATGAGCGCCACCTGTGGCCCCACTGGAATTGGCTCATCAGCGAGTGCAAACCTTCAGCAGTGTTTGGAGAACAGGTTGCAAGCAAGACTGCTGAACCTTGGATCGACCTTGTACAAACTGACTTGGAAACCTTGGGTTATGCCTTCGGGGCTGTTGCGTTCCCGTCTGCGAGCATCGGTGCCCCGCACATTAGGGACAGGACTTACTGGGTGGGTCACACCAACGACCAGGGATCACAAGGATACACCCGGTATGGTGGCATTGAGGGACGGGAAGGAACGGGTGGATCAGTTACCTCGACAGGCATATCTGATGGCTGTGAAGCCGGGGCCGGGAGGGTGCGATCACCTGGCCCGATTAACGGTTTCTGGCGAAACGCAGATTGGTTGTCAGGTGTGGACGGGGTGTGGAGGCCAGTTGAACCCGGCACATTCCCGTTGGTTAATGGGGCTTCCTCAAGAGTGGGACGATTGTGCGCCTACGGGAACGCGATCAACGCTGAACAAGCAAAGGTCTTCATCGAAACTGTGATGGTTTCCGTTCGACCATAGATACAACTAAAAGTGGTAATTCCATGCTGTTAACCCGTGATCAAATGCACAATTACCAGAACCGCACCGTGGACTTCATAACGGCTGTGGCCGGCAACACCGCGATTGGGTGTGGTATCTGGCTCGACATGGGACTTGGTAAGTCAGTGTCCGCCGCCACCGCTGTTGTAGACATGCAATCTGACATGTCTGTGGGACGGGTACTGATCATCGCACCGAAGCGAGTAGCTTTGACGACCTGGCCAATTGAACTGCGTACATGGGACCACCTCATGTACACGCGATTCTCTGTCATTTCAGGTGACGCAAAGCAGCGCACAGCGGCGATCCTGCAACGGGCAGACATCCATATCATTAGTCGTGACAACGTGGCATGGCTGGTTCGCATGGTGGGCAAACAGTGGCCCTGGGACATGGTGGTGATTGATGAGTCCAGTTCCTTCAAGTCCCAGTCCAGCAACCGTTGGAAAGCATTGAAGCATGTGCTTCGAATGATCACCCGTGTAGTCGAGTTGTCAGCTACACCGGCTCCCCAGGGTCTGATTGACCTGTGGCCACAATTCTACCTGCTGGATAAAGGCGAACGACTGGGTGCCACTGAGAAAGCATTTAAGAAGCGTTGGTTCACCGAGGATCGTGAAAGTCACCTGATTGTTCCACGGGCACACGCTGAAGATGAAATTCATTCTTTGGTGTCGGACATCACCATTCACATGAATGCTGAAGACTACCTGGACATGCCGGAACTGATTCACAACAAAGTGTTGGTGGACCTCCCCCGTGACCAGATGATCCGGTACCAGAACTTTGAACGGGACATGATCATTGAGTTCGATGACCTTGATTTGGAAGTTCACGCAGAGAATGCAGCCGTTCTCACCGGGAAACTGCTTCAGTTCGCCAACGGTGCCATGTACATCAACGAACTCAGAGAATGGGAGCTGCTGCACGATGAAAAGATAGAAGCACTGAAGGAAATCGTAGAGTCACACGCCGGGTACCCCATCCTGGTGGCTTACAACTTTAAGTCGGACCTTCAACGGCTTAAAAAGGCATTCCCATTCGCAACGGTCATGGATGACGACCCTGACACGCAGTTACGGTGGAATGATGGCGAAATTCCCATGTTGCTGACCCACCCCGCCAGCTCTGGTCACGGTCTGAACCTTCAACGAGGGTCAAATGTTATATGTTGGTTTGGGTTGAATTGGTCCCTTGAACTCTACCTTCAGTTGAATGGTCGCCTTTACCGTCAGGGTCAGACCAAAAACACCGTGGTGATTCACCACATCGTTGCCCGCCACACCGTGGATGAGCGCGTACTGTCTGTGATTGGTAGAAAAAACGCCACACAGAAGGAATTGCTCATTGCAGTTCGTGAAGTGGTGTGACCTCATTTCTAACCAATAGTTATACATTCAAGTATCAACCGTTAGTTGACACTAACAGAATTCTGGTTGATAATTGACCATATGACCACACATTGGAATGGAGAAGTGTCGTATGGCTAACCACCGTGAATTTTCAATCAGATTGACCCAGGCATGTGATCGTTCCGATGATGTGCCTGACTATGGAAAGGGTCGTCAGACATGGATTGCTGAACGCCTGGGTATCAGCCAGGAAGCAGTACGGAAATATTTCAACGGTGCCAGTCGTCCGCGTACAGAAGTCATGTCGCGGCTGGCCAAGATGTTGAATGTGGATGAGAGTTGGCTTGCCCTGGGTGTCAGCAATGACATCGTGGATAAGGATCGGCGCAAGTACAGTGAGAAAGCCGATGCTGCTGCTTACATGCTCTATGGGATGTTCATGGCTTCAGGCTTCACTTGTGCATTTGACGAAGAAGATGCCACCGTGGATTTTCATGCGATCCGGGCTGGAAAGAAAACACCAGTCTCCGTCACCGTGGCAATCCAGAAGTCGA